CCAATGCTATTAGCTCCTGTTTAGCCTGCTCTATACCAGCCCTTAAATTATCTAAATGTTCATCATCCAGATACTGCACCGACGCAATGGCATCTTCAGCGTTTGCAATCCATGATTGCAAGTCTGCCGCCTGTGATTGCAGGTCGCTACCAATGCCCCCTAAAATGCTATCTATCTTTTCATAAGCCGATGTGTCATTAGAAAGAATATTGTCGAGCTGTTCGCCAAGCTCAAGAGCATGCCGTGTCTCCTCAAATACCTGGTGCATCACCCGCAGCTCAGCTTGAGCTTGGGCAACTATTCGGTTCATGTGATTAGCTATAAATTCAATATTCCTTGGGTCATAACGAGCCCCAAATTGGAACGCTATCGAGCTTGCATATTGTTCAGTTAATGCCAACCCCTCGTTGAGGCTGTCTATGCTTGATGTGTCTATACTGGTTAGACCATCAACCATCTGATTCAAAGATATATGCATCAAGTCAAAAGAACCTGTAGCGCGTGCCGCCTTCTCTGATATAGATTCCAACGCACGTTGCATAGCAACGGCAGAATTAGGTATTGTTATTGAAGCGGCAACATGGCGAGAACTGCGAGATACACCATCCAAAGCATCACTCGCACCTTCAGCCGCCCCCGCAACCGATGCCAACCCCGTGGCCGCATCATTAGCAGCTGCCGCCTCTTCATGCAGCGCCGATGCCGCAGCCTCAGCAGAACTCACCACCCTCGCCTGTGTTTGTACTGCCATAGCTGCCGCTTGTGTTGCCTTTTCTAACGCTTGCACCCGTGCCAGCTGAATGTTTAGCTCCGCCTGCGTTGCTTGACCACTGGCCTGCATCATATTAAGGCGGGCTTTCTCCTCCGCCAACTCAGACCTCAAAGCCTCGTATTGTTTACGATTAGCTTCTAACTTGGCATGTTCAGACTTGACCGCTTTATCCAGCCTATCAGCCTCTTGTTTCAAGTTGTCAGCATGAACTTGTGCTGCCTTCGCTGCTTGCTCTTGCGACCTGGAAAGGTCTCCCGTCTCCCCTGATAAATCAGACGTTTCATTAATGGCATCTCGAGCCGTTCTACTGTATTCATTCATCTGCTCCGCTGCCGCAGCCTGCGCCGTAACCTGCTTTTCAATAGCAGCGTTGCCTTTGTCAACCTCGGATGACAAACTCGCCATTGTTTCACGATACTGNTCCGCCTCCGCTCTCGTCATGTCCTGTGTGGCTGTCACGTTCGCAAGCGCAGCATCTAAATCCGCCAAGCTCTCCTTGTACTGATTCGTGCCAATAACGCCGTCTTGGTACATCTCTTCAAGGTCTTTGCGCAGCTGACGGATGGTTGCAGCATCTGTGGCTTTTTTTAGGCTGTTGTAAAACTCATCCAATGCATCCTTCGCAATAGACCTGAAAGCATGGTCTAACTCATCCCCCGCCAGCTTGCCTGCATCTCCAAGCTCTTTCACCTCTTTATTCAAGGCTCTAAAATCATCTGTAGTATCAGCAGAGGCTCGCATCTTATCAACCGCTTGCGCTATCTCAGCGCCTGTCAGCTCTGCACTTTTAGCGGTCTCTTGCAGCAGGGAAACTAATTCAGAAAAATCTTTTGATATGCCTGTCGTCGCCTTGTGCTGATCAATGCCTAATTTCTCAAACGCCGCAGGCAATGCCTTATCTATCAAATCGAGATATTCAGACGCCCCAATTTGACCTTGCATAAAGGCATCCTCCAATCCTTGAGTGAACTTCGCTAACTCGCCAGCGCTCAGCTTCTGAACAGTATCACCTATCTTGACAAGAGTATCATTTAACGCCTCTCCGCCCTTCTTCCTTGCATCCACAAGAGCCATGGTTATCTGTTGAATGCCGTCTAACGCCCCTGAATACGTCTTAGGGTCTCCAATAGCCTTAATCGCAGTCTCAAGCTGTTTAGTAGCATCCGTTGCGCTGACAGTAGCAGCGCCAACACTCGCCATACTTTTTGCAGCAATATCAGCGCCAGCTGCTGCCTGTTGTGCACCGTTGGAGGCATCCTGCCACATCTGCACCCCAATCTTGTCTATCTCATCAAGCCTTGACTGATAACGCCTTGATGCCTCNTCCCAAGTATCAGAGGTAAAAGGCGCAGATAAAACATCCTTAGCATATCCAACAGCAGCGATAACCTTTTCAAGCCCTATAACCAAAGACACACCAGCTTGCCGAACTACTTCAAAGTTGTTAAGCCATGTGCCTAACTCCCATCCTGCAAAGCCAGCAGCAGCGACTAACGCTGCTTGTTGCAGCTTAGACGTGACCACCACCGTTTCACTCACGGAGGCAGCCAACCGTTTCAAGCTGGCTATAGCGGCATCAGCGTTAAAGGCTAACCACATTGTCCCAGCAGCAGCCGTTAAGCGAACAGCACCCTCGGCAACCTCCGCGAGGTTGCCCTTAAGAATAGACAACCCCGCGACTAACGTCTCAGACGCACCACTGGCCTGCATCCATTGAGCGGTCATATCAGCAAAAGAGCTCTTAACCAAAGTAGCAGCCTGCCCAACGGTCATCGGCAGTTTGCTAAACTCTTCGTTAATAACATCAAACCCACCAGCAAACGCTGCTCGCATGACATCGCCTGTGATCTTGCCATCTTCTGCCATCTTGCGCAGCGCTCCCCTGCTAACGCCTAAATGAGCAGCCAATAGGTCGGCAACTCTACCCCCAGACTCCATAACGGAGTTAAACTCATCACCCCGCAAAACACCTGAAGCAAAGCCTTGGCTCAATTGTTGCATTGCCGCAGTTGCCTCCGTGGTTGATGAGCCACTGAGCACAAACGCCTTGTTTAAGGTCTCGGTTATCTTGACAAGCTCTGCCTGNGAAATGCCTGTGCCTTTTGTGGCAGACGCAAAACGAGAAAACACATTGGCAGTGTCAAGGTATGTCATCCTTGACCTCTCAGCGACTGCATGCAAATCTTGCTGCACCTGCACCAATTCTTGCGCCGAATTGGTGACCAGCTTCAGCCGCCCATNCATAAGCTGATACGCATCAGCGGTATCAACAACCCACTTGGTGCTGTTAGCCGCAGCAACCGCCGACTGGTAAGCGATAAAGATGTTTTGGAGCCGCTGAATAGATACACCAAAACCATCACTGGCTTGGACTGCCCCTCGTATCTCTTTATTAAGCGCTGATATCTTGNCTTGCATTGCATCATNCGCCCTTGATAGCTCCGCCTGGGATGCCTTGCCAGACGCAGCCAAGGTATCATAGGCTTGTTTAATGCTTGCTATCTCGTCACGTATTGCAGACGACGGACGTATGTTAAGCGTGTCAAACGCCTTCGACAACGCGTCACCAGCTTCCTTGCCAGCAGTCTGAAGCACTTTAAAAGCCGCCTCAGCAGAGGCAACCATCGCCTTTACTTCGTCTGCATCCGCCTCAAGTTTTATTTTTGCCGTCAGGCCTTCTTCAGCCATGTTATCGCCTCAAGAAAACGCAAAAACTGCGTCCACGTATAATCAAGAATATCATGNTACCTGTGCCCATGCTCAATCAACAACTGAAAAGCCACCGCCCATGGGTCTATGTCTTCTGACCTGTTAAGGCTGCTGCCAAGGCTATTATTGCCCTTTTGATGCTGGGCATAGTGGCTTGGGTAAAAAAAGAGATATTCACTTCGATAAAGGTTTCAATTATCAGTGATAATTTACTCACTCCCAATTCCAAGCACCACTCTTCTGTTTGCCCTGTTATCAGAGCAAAAAAAGGGGCAAGGTCAGGCATCACNTTCCCGACGGCNAAAAAACGGAGGAATATATTTTTTTTGTCGTCGGTCTCTGCCGCCATCGTGATTATCTCAGCTGCATGNTTCAATGCAGGTAGCTGCTTGACCTTAATTTCGCCTATTGTGATTTGTTGCCCGTCGACTGTAATCGTTTTACATGTCGGCTCTATCATCTCATNCATATACTAACGCCCTTACACTGCATCAATCATGGTAACGGTAAACGGTTCCGCCTTGCCTATAGGTGTAACCATTGTCCCCTTTAACGTAATTTCTGCCCAATCATCAGACAAGAAATCAACCGCACTCTCAGGGGCAACCTGTGTTTCCCATATATCCACGTAGCAGGCCGCACCATCTACAAGGTTCTTGCCGTCGAGCTTAACACCCATCTTAACCAACGGCTTTGTTGCGCCTTGGATTTTATATCCGCTCTCAGCGGCATAGGTATAATCCACAAGCAGAGCCTGCGCATCTGTAATTGTGCCTGTAGAAAGCGCAGTAATCATCCCCAGTCTTGCATCTAACGTATAGTCAGTGTTCAAAACGTAAGTTGTGGCACCCGTCGAGTTAGTCACAACAACGCTGCTTACGTTCCTGTGTGCCAAGAAAACGCCTTTATCATGCCTCGCAGTCATAGCCTCATCTGTAACTGTCCCCGCAGCGACTGTATGCGCCACGTCCTCGCCCAAAAAGGCAATGGCTAAAGCCTTCCTGTCAACCTGCGTTAATACAACGGTAATTTCAGCTGGTTTGTTAATCGCTACTGAAGCGATAACCTGGCCGTAGGTCTCACGACCTTTGCTTTTTTGCTCTTTCACTTCAGCATTCGGCTTAATTTCCAGCTTGCCAGCACCAACCTTTACGAACCCCTGACTGGCTCCTGCATCGGTTAACCTGTCCAAATATACATCACCTGCACCAATAAATGACTGTGCCATCTTTATTTCTCCTTCTTTAGGAAATTCTGGCGTCAAACGCCAGTTTTGTTTCAAAACTCAATGGAAAATACCCAAAAACTACGTTATAGCCAGGCGCAGGGCTTTGCACCCGCACAAAAGGACGGTAATCAGGCGTCGGCTGCCAGCCCATCAACGCCCGCAAAACATCCGTCACAAGTACACCCGCGAGGTCAAGTATCCCAGCGCCTGTATCTACATCCCTGGCTGATCTAACAGCTATCACTACCATCCATTGTTGGACTACCATCTGCGCATATCCACGAGCGGACGTATCGCCGAGGTTGTCCCCTTGCCAAATAACAAAAGCAGTTGGTGAGTGCACCGTCAACGATTCTAACTCTGCCAGGCTGGATAATGTCGTAACATGAGCCAACGCAGGCACTTTATCGCGCAACCTCGCAACGATAAGGCTACCCGCCCCCAGCCAGTTTGTAATCATTTCAACACCCCCTTAATATGGCGAGACAATATCTTATTAAAGGCATCAACCCATGTCTCAGGCAATCCCTTTTCTCGTAAAGGTAAAAAAGGACGTGCCTTGATTATTCGCACTTTTGGCTGGTTGTTTTCCCCAGACAGTGAAGACTTAGACGCCTTCTTTTTCAGCTGTTTTTTTGTCTTCTTTTTCCCCCATGGATTGACGATTTCATCCTTAGCCTTAGTTTTGCCTGGATGTTTGTCTTTCCTCTTGCATGTTGTATTCAAGCTTAAATTGCCGAACTGGTGCCCAGGCGCATAACAAACATTCGTGCCTATTGTCACAACACGCCCATCCACTTTGTAGCTAAGGCTTCGGTACAAACGGCTGGTGTCTCTCAGTATCTTCCCAGGTCGCTTAATAGCAGCCCAGGCGTTACCGTAAGGGTCTTCTTCATTACGAAAACCAAATTTAACAAAGGTCAAGCCCTTACGCCCGATCTCCTTCATAACAGGCCCAATCCCTTCTGGTGTGGTTAGGGCTGCTAAATTAGCCAACTTCTTACGAATAATTGTGTCATCAATGGTAATGTTCATATCAAAAGTCAGCTAAAGTCTCAGACGAAAACAGCCTGTCCTCATAAACATGAGAACAGGCTACCACTTCCCCCCCCTCAGACGGAGGAACCACGTTAACACACACCAGCCCTTTTGCTGCATCTTGCAGCCACCGCCTGGCGTCTTCGTACCTTTGTCTCACCTCTTCAGGGGCTGCATCATCATAAAGCCGATAACGCACTATATCAGAGGCAACCTGCCCAATAATGGCAGGTACTGGCGCATCAATAGGCACATCATATCTTGTTGCTAAATAGCTATCTATTTCTGCACCAGCCGCCTCGATAGCAGCCTGATAGGTTAATATATCAGGCGTGCCGTCCCTGTCCCTATCAGTTAGTTCCAGCATCTCAGCACTACCAAACAAGCTGGCTAACTGCTCATAAGTGGTATAAGCCGCCATTACCGCTCCTCGACCACAACAAAGCCCTGGCTAACAAGCTTTGCCAATACTTCAGCGTCAAGTAAATCAGTAACATCTTCTCCAGCTTGCAACTGTGCGCTGTTGTGAAAGATGTTATATTTTGATATAAACCTCCGCTTTTTCTTCACTGGCTCATCTACAACGTCCGCCGTGGCAATTTTCTTGGTCATAGATACGCACCCCCTTATGCTACTGCATTGGCGAACAAATACCCAAGGTCAGGCGCACAGATTGTTTCGACTACAGACTCACCAGAACGCACACGCACGCCACCGCGTAAGCCAACGTTCTTATCAGGCCATGAGCCAGCAACTCTCGTGCCCCACTGCGCCGTAAAGCCAAACGTAGGAATAGTCCCAGCCCTGGCAAGTGGGTTGATATGCAGCAATGCCGCATGTTTACCCCAGACTCTTGACAAAGAAGCTGACTGCCCCTGGCGAGCAGAATTCAGCCAAGACCTGCCAATCAATATCTGTTGAACCTCTAATTTATCAGCCAAAACAGACTTTGTCACAATGCCTGTGGTGCTGGCGCTACCATAACAGGCTGCGATAACCTTCGGGTGAAGCATCAGCTTGCTCCAGACCGCCTGACCGAGAACTATTGTGTTAGGTCGCATAACGATACTATCCAAAGCCGTCAGTATGTCAGTAACAGGATCACTGTTAGTATAATCAGACCACTGGCTCGTTCCACTTAGCACCGTTGAATTGCCAGTTGTATAAGACGCAGCGTCCAACACTATGTTTGCCACCCGTTGCTCTCTATCTAACAGCACAATGTCTGTCAGCCTCTCCGCTGCATACTTTACTGGGTCGTATCCGTCTGGTGCGTTGTCAATATCTGCCTGTGGTATGGCATCTTCAATGCCGTAATCAATGGCAGCGCCAACGGCTTCAGTGAAGCCGAACTCAACCTCGCCAGGCTGCCCACGTCTGCTCACTAAAGTTGAAGGGATGCGAAAAGTCTCGCCCAAATCGTACTTGTACCACTTGAACTCTTGCCTACCAACAGGCACCCTCGGGAGCACCTGGTCAGCTATATAAGCCTCATTTTTATATGCAATCGCAATCCCCGTTAGGATTGGGTCTATTGGAAAAGGTGAAGCCATTTTCTACCTCCTTGTTAACCCTGCATTATCGCAGGTGAAATTAAAACACTGCCAATGTCACCAGCCACACCAGCAACCTCTGCAATGCCTATAACCCTGTTGTTGGCCCCTGTAGATGGGGTAGCGGTTACAGCCCTTCCAGTGCTATCACTGGTTAGCATATCCCCTGCTGTCACCGTTCCGCCATACTCCACTGGTGCAATGCCAGTTCTGACAACATCCACAGGGCTGTTAGCAGCAGCAGCCAAATCAGAAACGCCAACGCTGGCATCTGTAGCAGCAGCAGCCTGAACAATATCCGCCCCGCTAAATTTAACAATACGATGAGCGCTCACTGCAGCCCCCGCAAAATACGTTTTAATCAACCCCGCATTCATTATTTTACCCTCCCTACATGCTCCGCTGCTTCAGCGTAGCTGACAGAATTCCCTTTTTTTGCCTCCTCGTTGACGTACTCCCTGATCCTGGTACTCAGCGCCTGAGGGTCATTCATAGGCAGAACGCTATCACTTGCGGCTGATTCGCCGTAGTCAACCAATTTTGGCATTGTCTCAAGGAACGCAAATAGCACATCCACCGCTGGCTTTTTCTGTTCCGCTTCCCCAAAAGCCACCATCTGGTCAGCCCCCTGGCTTTCACAAAGGGCAATCAATAGCCCCTTTTGCGCTGGCAGTACCTTGCCAGCCTGGATCAACTTGTCCAGGCGTAGCTCATACTGTTCCTTGCGGTTGCGCCTTTCCTTCTCTTCCAGCTTCTTCGCACGCTCAGCAAAATCAGCCTCAGCATCAGCCAATGCCTTTGCTTGCGCTTCCAGCTTCGCCTGCAACTCTTTTGTTGCGTCGTCCATAGTGTCATCTCCTTTTTCGTTATATGCAACGGCAGCTGTGCTGCTTGCAGCTACCTTGGTCGCCGCTTCTTTAATGGCATCTATGCTGTAATTAGAGAAAACCCTTTCAGCATCTTCACGCGAATATTTCTCGATGATAAACTCCCTCAAGTTCCTAAAAGTATTAGCCACAATATCAAACGCCCACCATCCTGCGAAAGACACGCCTTGCTGTGGTTCTTCGTCAAACTCCAATACTACAGCATCATCAGCATCTGCAAACTCCACATCACGCAATCCCTTAATCGCTGGTGGCGTAGCGCCTAAAAAACCTACGTGCCGTAAATAATAGCTGCCTGGTACAGGATTGTTCTTGCTGTCTGGAGGATAAAAAGACGCCGATTTTTTCTTGTACCTGCCAGCCTGCACTAACTCCGCAAACGCCTCATCCACCTGCTTTGTTTCAGCCTCTACTCCTTGCTCAGAAAGAGACAGCCTACTAATCCAACCGTAAGCAGGGGCGTTATCTTTTGGATGCCCAACTACAATAGGCGCCTCATGCTTCTCAGGGTTATAAGCGGCAACCATGCCCTGTAAATCCGCTTCAGAAAAGGTAATCGTCTCCCCAGACATTGCCACATGAGTGCCAGCCCGAAAAATGTTAAGTTTCTTCATACGTCACATCTCCTTTTATATCCCTTTTGCCGCCGCTCTCATGTCAGGCGGTAAAGCGTCAATCTTCTCTTGGATTAACCTGTCTAAATCTTGCCTTCGGGTTATCCCCGCATTTGTGCCCCAGCCTGGGTCAATGTCAGCAGGGATGCGTTCCATGTTGCCTGTCCTCGGATTCTTCCACTCACGCCACTGGATAACAGGCTCTTCATCAGGATTTTTTTTCCCTATAGCCTTAAAATCATCCTCATCAAGCTGAATAACACCGCAACGGCAGTTCCACCCGTTAGGCGGATAATGAGTCTGCCAAAATGGGCTGTTTACTGGCAAAACCAGCTCGTCAAGCTTCTTGTGAGTTTCCCGTGTTCGATAATCATCAACTGCATCATACATCAGATAAGGCGCATCGGCCGATTGGTCTTGAATTGCCTGCCATTCGCCTGCAGAATATGCCGATTGCATATTGGTGCGAAATATGGTCTCCAGCCTGTGCATACTGCCTAATTGAGCTTCTACCTCCTGTCCTGTTGCAGGGTCAACCACTTTTTGTCTGCCCCACCATCCACGCTCAATCAACATCGGCTCAAGCTGCCCCCGGAACCATGACATAGACTGTCCCTCGGCTATGGCAGTATCCAGCAAATCCCGCACGTCAGTCAAGAGGTCAATTTCCAACATCTTGGCCACAGTGAAAGCGTTATGATGTTCTTCGCCGATCATATCCTGCCAGGCAAAAGTCGGCTTCAGCCCCTTTGCCATGAAAAACGCCATGGCTTCTTCTGGTTTTAGGCTAAAAGAGAACTTCACGCCTTTTGCCCCTGTGCCAAACCAGATAAACGAGCTGCAAAGTTCATTCGCTCAATCTTTTCTACAAGCTCTTTACGTGGCGGGTGATTAACCATCTCATTCAACCGCTGGCGAAATGTTACCAAATCGCCTGTGCTATCCAAATATCCCAAGAGCTGATTTACTTGCGCTCCGATTAAACTCTCATATTGGGAGGCGAACAACTTCGCAGCCGCCAATATGTCATCCTGCCGCTGCCTATGCATAGCCTTAGCTTGTGTTATCTTATCAGACTCCGCAAACGCTGCATCTGCAGAAATAGGCAATAACGACGATTCCTCTTGGTTGCGTGCCACCCAACCCTCGCCATAGGTCTGTTTAATATAAGCTTCTGTTGGCTTGTATCCAAGTTCACTTATCAATTTGTCCTTGGCAGCAACTTCTTTTATGTCCAAAGGTGGCGTTACCTCACGCCATATTTTTGGAATAGCTGCGCCTGGAAAGTTCCAATCAACCAGCCATCTGACAACTTGCGCACAAAAAGACCTGTTGATAAGGTCACTATCTCCCTGCACCACTTCATCCCTGATTTGTTTCTGTACCTCGGCTTTGTACTGCCCACCAACGGTTTCAGACGTCATCACCTGGCCTAATATGATTTTCGCAATAGCCTGGTTCATCTGATCATGCAACTTGGCATAGTCGGCAGTCCCAGAACGAGACGCCTCCAGCAGCTCTAAAGCAGTCCCTTCTGGTACCATAACAACGCTATCATTTTGTATGCCTCGCAAACCCTCTTTAAGCCTCTTCTTTTGTGCTTCTGACATCCCAGTCGGATGGACAGCCTTAACCGTCGGCATCCCAAACTTTTCAAGGAACATCAACCAAAACTTCAGGTCATTGCGCTTAAAAAAGCTCGGCCAATAAAGATGAGTAGCTAAACCTCGCCCATAGGGTTCATCACTAACAAACCCACCCGCAACAAAACTCCAAAACTTACGAGGCGGCACAAGCTCCCCCTGCGGTTGCGACGAGGTCAGCAACAACAAATTACTGTCAGCATTAAATCGGAAACGCCTAATATCTTTTGATTTTATCCTGTCTATTGTTATATACGAACCATCGGTAACCCATAGACACTCGGCAACTGCAAAGCCAAAATAAACACCATGGAGCATTTTATCATTGATATCATCCCATTCTATCCTATCCAATGTTTCACGGATAAAGTCAGCAGCCGCCTTATCCTGCGCACTTGTACCACCTGGCTCAACTACCCAATTTTTACTAATCAGGGCTAACCGCCGTTGTTGAAAACAAGAAAATATCTGGTCATCATGTTCCAGCATCTCAATATATAAATCATAGTAATATTGACCGCCTTTTTGCTTAATGACCTGATCCGTCGGCTCTAACATGCCAGTATAAAACCCACGCGTAATGTCTCGCCCGTCGTCTATACCAGCTATTTCTTCAAATATTGCCTGTTGTTTTTTCGCCATCAAAACCCTCCAAAATCAAACGCACTGGCTGCTGCACGCTCGTTACCGCCCAGCACAATGTCTGTTGCGTAGGTTCGGGTTCTTGCCCACCGCAAAAATTGTGAAACAGAGTCAACCTGATCGTCATGTTCACAATTGGGCATTGCCATCAGCTCCCACTCAAAATCAGCTAACCACGGGGCTCGCCTCGGATGATATACTAACCCTGATTCATACTGCGCCGATTCAACCACAGCTCTTGTCACCTTATCCTTTTGCGGCTCAATGCCTATCACAGGCAATGTTGTGTTAGCTCTGGCATCCTGTAACAATGCAGTACCAGAGCTTTTATCCTCAATCAGGATCGCTTCAGGTTGCCAACGAGACGCCAGCATATCTCTTGCCTTCTGCAAGTCAGGGAAGTTAACCCTCTGCCGATATACATCAAGCAAATAAAAGCCAAGCCTGGTCACTGCCCACGTAGTGCAAACGCTTGGATCGTTGTGCTCACCTTCTTTGCTTGCTGTATCCCAACTCTGCACAATCATGGTTGTTTCTTTCGGCATAACATCAAAATAACGGAACCACTTCCGCTGGATGATATTGCCTGTTGCGGCAGACGGTCTGCCTTGGTACAGAGCGTTAAACGAACTGCCCAAGACTTGAGCGATTCTGCCCAATGCCACTTCATCAAACCTATCAGGGCATAACGCTTCACCCTCTCGCCTGCCTATCGGATCATTTTCTTCTGCCAACGCTGGTAAATTTACCACTGTCCACTGTTCAGCGTCGCTAAAATCATTACGCAGGATACGCCCTGCCAAGTCGTCTTCATGCCAACGAGTCATGATTAAACATATCTGCCCGCCTGGCTCTAACCGCGTGTAAAGATCGTCTTGGTACCACTCAGCCACTGCCTGCCGATAAGTAGGACTGTTTGCCTCTGCCCTGCTCTTTACAGGGTCATCAATCATGATTAACCGACCACCCTGGCCTGTGATGCCAGAACCAACTCCAACGGCTCGAACGCCCCCCGGCTCATACATGCCAGGCACATCTAACCGCCAATCATCAACCTGGCAATGGTCTCTCGCCACAGGCACCCGCTCTTGTATAAGACGCCTGATCTTACGAGAAAACCTGTTCGCCAAAAATTGATTATATGCGCCTACAATTACCTGAAGGCCTTTATCTATCTCCAGACGATAAGTAGTGTACCTCACAGTTACCATTTCCGACTTGCCATGTCGTGGAGGCACCTGCAACATCAACCTGTTGATGTGCCCCTCTGTCATACGCTGGAGGTAAGACCTGATATAAACTAAATGGCGCCAATGCCATGCAAAAGATGGGCTTATATCACTCAGCCATTCATCAAACGCTTGGCGTTGTCTTGGACTGCTCTCTAACAACATCAGCAGCTCTTGCTTTTGCTGCGAGGTCAAGTAATTCAATAATTCTAATATCTCTTTCTTCGTCCGTGTAATTATCATAAGGCCACTGACCCGTCGGGTCTGTAGGTGCTATCTTTTGCGGCGCATCCAACCCCAAAAGCTTTGATCTGCGTTCCATAATGCGCAGCACCCTATCCACCCTGCTTACGTCACCCTTGATCGCATCAGGCCAAAGCGCCAATAAGAGCCTATCCAGCCTGCGCAATTCCAGCTGGACAATCTCCGTAGTCTTCTCTCTCGTTTGTGACCGCGCCTGTTTTAATGCATTGTCAACAAGGCGGAAAGCTTGAGATGTGCTACAGCCTAATTCTTTGCCGATTCGTTCAAAAGACGCCCCAGCCGTACGCAAAGAAACTGCCCGTTCCGTGTCAATAGCAGTCTTTGCTCGTGTCCTCCAGTGTGGGTCACCTTTCATATTTTGATATCTTTTGCCACCGCCTCAAAAGTTTGACCTGTAGATATAAGTGTAGCCTGAGCGCCAGGATAATTTTGTTGAAAACGAATAATGGCAACGTCAACGTACTCAGGCGATATTTCCACACTTCGGCATACACGGCCTGATTGTTCAGCTGCCAGCATCGTCGAACCACTGCCACCAAACGGTTCAAACACAACATCACCTGCATCAGTATATGCCTCAATCATAAACTTCGGCAGCTTCACGGGAAATACAGCTGGATGATCAATGCTATCGCCAATTTTGGTATTTTGTCGATTGATACGTATAACAGAATCAGGGATTTTAAAATCCTGAATTTTTCTGCCAACGTGAGACCATGTACCATGGCTACCGTCCTTTTGGCGTAAACCTACTGGCGAGTATGCACGCCCTGCAGCGATACAAGGGATAATCTTGTTAGGTCGCTGGCCATTAAAACCTTTTCTGTTGAAGTGGAAAATAAACTCGAAT